ACCATGAGCTTTTGTTACTGGAGAGGCTGCTTAGTATTCTGTTTAAAATATGTGACCCACATTTTGTGTAATAAAAAATCACATTAACAATACAAGCATTTCTGGCCGGGCGCAGTGGCTCACGCCTGTAATCCTAGCACTTTGGGAGGCCAAGGCAGGCAGATCACTTGAGGCCAGGAGTTTGAGACCAGCCTGGCCAACATGACAAAACCCCGTCTCTATTAAAGATACAAAAATTAGCCAGGCATGGTGGTGCACGCCTGTAATCCCCGCTATCTGGGAGGTTGAGGCAGGAGAATCACTTGAACCCGGGAGGTGAAGGTTGTTGTGAGGTGAGATCGAGCCACTACACTCCAGCCTAGGCAACAGAGGGAGACTCTGTCTCCAAAAATAAATAAATAAAACAGATTTAGTTTTCGATTATGTCTAGTAGAAAAACATCAGATACTGGAGCATACATGTCTCAGTATGACCAAGAAGTAGAAACCAGACTTAAAGCCCTTGAAGCTGGTGTCAAAAAGGTTGGGGAAGAAGTTCAAAAAAAGAGTTCTGCCCCTGCCGTTCCTGCTCCTGCTCCAGTTAGTGGTGATCTAGAAGCCAAAGTGGATTTGTTGATTAGTATTCTAAAACAGACACCTAGTCTTAATATCGAAAAACTGTCTAAAGGTAAACTCTGATATGAGTTTCTTGCTTCTCTAAAGAGCAAGTGGCGCGGCATGAACCCTATACTAGGAGGTCTTGACAAAGGCCTCCTTTTTTAATACAATACATAGAGGGATATTGTAATTATTCATATGAAGATTGGTTTTAACTGTAGTTCCTTTGACTTGTTTCATGCGGGACATGTGACAATGTTGAAGATGGAAAAAGAACTATGTGATTATCTTGTGGTTGCTCTTCAAGTTGATCCTACTATTGACAGACCAGGTATCAAGAACAAACCTACACAGAGTGTGTACGAGAGGTATGTACAACTCCAAGGTTGTAAGTATGTTGATGAGATTTTGGTATATGAAACCGAGGATGATCTTATCAATCTGATCAAAACTCAAACAATTGATATTAGATTCCTAAGTGAAGAGTATAAAGATAGAGACTTCACAGGAAAACAATACTGTATCGATAATAATATTGAACTACACTATCATTTAAGACGACATAAGTATTCTTCCACTGAACTCAGGAATAGAGTTTATACATTGGAGAATGCAAAAAGAACAGAACTAGTTCCAGGAGAAGTATTAGATCAATACTCACCAGAACTTCTTAACAAGTATGAAAAATCATGAGTATTTTAGTTACGGGTGGTGGAGGATTCATTGGAAGTAATCTTCTCCACTATCTTGAACAGTTTGGTGAGGAAGTTATATGTGTTGACAATCTTTCTTATGCCGCAGATGAAACTAATCTTCCAGATTATGTAAAGTTTTATCGAGTAGATATTGCTGACGAACAATCGGTACGACATGTATTTGATTCCGAGAGTATTACAAAAATCTTTCACCTTGCAGCAGAGAGTCATGTAGATAATTCAATCAAAGATTGTAAACCTTTCATTCAATCTAACATTATAGGTACTGTCAATCTTCTTCAGTGTGCATTAGAACATGAAGTAAGTAGATTTATGCACATCTCTACTGATGAGGTGTTTGGTTCTATCGCATATGGTTCCTTCAATGAGATATCTAGATACCGACCAAGGAATCCATACTCTGCATCTAAAGCAGCAAGTGATCATTTTGTAAATGCATACAACATCACATACGGATTACCAACTATTATTACAAACTGTTCTAATAACTACGGACCAAGACAACATCCTGAGAAGATGGTACCCAAAACTATCTTAAGTCTCATGAATGGCAAACCAGTTGATGTGTATGGTAGTGGATTACAAATTCGTGACTGGATCTATGTTGAGGATCATTGTAAGGCCCTTGTAGAACTGTCTAATAGGGGTAGAATAGGTCAGAGTTATAACATCGGTGGTGAGTGTGAACTAAAGAACATTGAACTTGTTCATCGTATTGCTGGACTGATGAATAAAGAATTGGAAATTAACTTTATCAAAGATAGACCAGGACATGATCAAAGATATTCAACATCTAATGATAAGATCACAACTGAAACACCTTGGACTACTAGTGTAGATATTAATGAAGGTCTCTTAAAAACTATCAAATATTATTATGAACAGAATTGATACCCCTATCCTCTCGGACAAAGATACAATTGGAAAGACTATGAGTGAGTGTGAAAAGTATGACTGACCTTTCTTTATTCGGAGGTACTGGATATATTGGTTCAACATATGAACGAATGTATCCCGGTAATGTAATCATTCCTCGTGGTCAACGACATTTTGACACTAAGAATGTTCTGTATTTTATTAGTACAACAACTAATCAGAATATCTTTAAAGATCTACAGGTTGATATCGATGTCAATCTAAAAATCTTTACTGAATTCTTATCACATTGTAAGAGAACTGATACTGTAATCAACTTTGTAAGTTCGGGGTTTGTTTATGGTAATGATATTCTAGATGCAAAAGAGACTGACTGTTGTAATCCAACTGGGTTCTATTCTATTACTAAAAGATGTGCAGAACAACTTTTGATCTCTTATTGTGAGACCTTTGGTATCAAGTATCGTATCTTTAGACTTGGCAATGTCTTTGGTATTGACCCAACAGTATCACAAGGTAAGAATGTTCTAGGTTATATGATCCGTCGTTTGAAGAATGATGATTACATCGTATTGTATGATGGAGGTGATTATGTCAAAGATTATATGTGGGTAGAGGATGTCTGTAGGTCAATGAAACTTCTGATAGATGAGTCTGATACCAATCAAATCTATAACATTGGTACTGGTGTATCTCGTTCGTTCAGAGAAGTTATCGAGTATGCAAAAGACTATATTGGGAGTAACAGTGAGTTGATTAGTACAGAGATACCTGAGGATCAGAAGTATCTACAGATTAAAAACTTCACAATGAATGTGGATAAACTTTTATCCTATGGTCATGTTCCAAACCTCACAATTGATACTGGAGTCGAAATGATGTGTAAAGCGTATTGACTGTAAAACTTAATTTTGGTAAAATAAATAGTAAGTAACAAATTAAATGTATGTCTGAATTTAAGAAAACCGCATTGGTACTAGGTGCGGGTGGGTTTATTGGTAGTCACATGGTAAAAAGACTACGATCAGAAGGTTACTGGGTTCGTGGTGTTGACCTAAAGAGACCTGAGTATTCTGACACTGAAGCAAACGAATTCATTCAAGGTGACTTGAGAGATAGGAGTTTTGTTCGTCGTTGTATTCGTACCACTGGTATCAATGGTGGGTTCTATGCACAGATTGTTGACAAGTTTCTGTCACCCTTCGATGAGATTTATCAGTTTGCTGCTGACATGGGTGGTGCAGGATTTGTATTTACTGGTGAGAACGATGCAGACATCATGCATAACTCTGTGTCTATCAATCTGAATGTCCTTGAAGAGCAACATCTTCTTAACTTGGACAAAGATGTAAACAAGACAAAGATCTTCTACTCTGGGTCTGCATGTATGTACCCAGAACATAATCAACTTGATCCTGATAACCCTGACTGTCGTGAAGAATCCGCATACCCAGCAGCCCCAGACTCCGAGTACGGATGGGAGAAACTCTTTTCTGAGCGCTTATACTTTGCTTATAATCGCAATCATGGTATTCCCGTTAGGGTTGCACGTTATCACAACATTTTCGGACCAGAAGGAACCTGGGACGGTGGAAGAGAGAAGGCACCAGCTGCAATCAGCCGTAAAGTTGCTTACCTCCCGAACGTCGGTGGAGGTATCGAGGTGTGGGGAGATGGCTTACAAACTCGTTCCTTCTTGTACATTGACGAATGCATTGAAGCAACTCGACGATTGATGGACAGTGACTTCATCGGACCAGTTAACATTGGTTCTGAAGAGATGGTCACTATCAATCAACTTGTAGAGACTGCTGCTAAGGTTTCTGGTAAGGTAGTACGTAAACTATACAAACTTGATGCACCTACAGGTGTTCGTGGTCGTAACTCTAACAATGATCTCATTCGTGAGAAACTTGGATGGGATTACTCTCAAAGTCTTGAAGAGGGTATTCGTAAAACATACGAATGGATCTGTACACAAATTGAGGAAAAGACTGATGAAAGTATTTGATGTATTTCTTTTTGGTTATGAACTAGATCTACTTGAGATTCGTATGAATCTCCTTGAACCTTATGTTGATTACTTTGTATTCAGTGAAGGTGGTAAGACATTCTCTGGTGAAGATAAAGGGTTCATCTTTGATATAACTGATGAACGGTTCAAAAAATTTGAAGATAAGATCATCTATACTAAGATTGAAGAACCAACATCCGAACAACTTCAGGCACAAGGTGTAAAGTATAATGTAAAGAAAGAATCCTTTATGAGAGATACTTTCTATAAGGATAGTATCATCGATGTTCTCAAAGAACATTGTTCTGATGAGGATGTAATCATCTGGTCT